CCTCCCACTCGATCCCCTGCGCCGCGTCGTAGATGGAGATGAGCCTCAGGAAGTCCGGAGGCAGCGCGTAGCGATAGACGTACCCGAACGCGGGTGCCGTGGCGTCGGCTCCGAGCGAGGCGCGCTTCGTGACGCACGTCCACGGGGCCGAACGAAGCGTTCGCTTCCTGGCCTCGTCGTAGAACCTCGCGCAGAGGCGCTCTCGCTTGTTGGAGAGCGCCGTGAGAGAGGTGATGGCGCTCGCCCCGACGTGAGCGAGCGCCATGTTCGCGATCTCGATCGCGGTGGCCATGCGTCAGCCCCCGATCAGCTCGCTGATCCTCTCGGCCGCCACCTGAATCGCGGCCCGCACCTGATCCGGGTCGGCCGTGTCGTCGTACAGGATGCGGACGATCCCGGTGAGCGTTCCACCCGTCCCCGCGGTCGCGGTCGAGTGATCCTTGCCGGCTGCGATGTCGACGTAATCGACTGCCATGCTGTCCCTTTCTCGCGGTGGTCGGGGAGGGGAGAAGCCGCGCCCGAGCTGCTACTCCCCTCCCCCGGGCTACTGGGGTTGGATCAGCAGCCCACCATGTCGTAGTCGACGAGGATGCGGATCGTGTCCGCCGTGTCGATCGCCGTGGTGACGACGCCGACGAGCAGCATGTCGATCTTCGGGTCCACGGTGTACGACGTCGCTCCGCCGACGTTGAGGAGCTGCCAGAGCGGAAGACCGCGATGGAAGCCCGTGAGCGTGGTCGACTCGATGAACCAGTCCTCGAAGACGGCCGTCGTCGCCAGATCGACCGCCGAGCAGAACAGATCGGCGTCGAGAACGGTCACGGGATCGACGCCGACCTTCGGCGCCTCGTAGACGCCGAGGTTGATGGCCCCGGTGGTCGGCGTGGTGGTGTTCGAGCCGTAGATGTACTTGAACCTGTCCGAGCTCTTGAACATCCCGAGCACGAGCAGGTCCGACACCGACAGCGCGGCCGTGTTGTTGAAGGTGATGATCTTCGTCGGCGGCCCGATGATCGGCGACGGGGCCCGGTAGGACGGGCTCCACGTCGCGTTGTAGGTCGCCGCGAACTGATCGGAGTAGTACGTAGCCATGTTGGTGCCTTTCTAGGGCCTGCGGCCCTTGACGATCAGGACTCGATGCAGCCGACGACGACGAACTTGGGGCCTTCCTTGCGCGCCCCACCGACCGTCATCTTGCTCGCGATCTGCATGTTGTCCCACATGTCCGACCGAGGCCGGACGCGGGTTCGGATGCCGTTCCACGAGGCCGCGCAGGCCCCCGACTTCACCCACATGATGCAGTGGCGCTCCGTCGAGGTCTTCTCGAGCCGCTCGCTGTGGACGAAGTTGATCCCGAAGAAGCTCTGGATCAGCCCGTTCCCCGCGAACATCGGCTTGTTGTAGTCCGACGACACCACCTGGGTCAGCCCGAGCAGCTCGTCGTGCTGGTAGGCGCTGATCGCCATGTAGACCATCTCGTACGAGAGGTCGTTGTGGGCGGCCATGAGCTTCCGCTTCGCCTCGCGCAGCTTCGGCATGGTGATGCCGACGCCGACGGCCGAGACGGAGAGCCCGCCGTCGTTGGCGTAGGTGACGGACGTGCCGCCGTCCTCGCCGGTCCAGTTGACGCCGCGGAACGAGCCGATGATCTCGTCGTCCCACGCACGCGCCAGCGCGAGCTGCTGCACCTGCGCGTAGGGCGACTTCGGATCGGTGATGATCCGAACGACGTCCTCTTCGTCCACCATGTCGGCGATGCCGTAGTCCTGGGGACGAACCCACCGCGAGGTGTGCGGGGTCTGCGTCAGCTCGGTCTTGGCGTGCCGGCCCTTGATCTTGGTCGCCGTGACGGAGCCGTACTGGTTGATGATCTGCGCGGACTTGCCGACGAAGCTCTGCTGCTCGCAGCAGTTCGGGAACTTCCCGCGCTCCTGCAGGTTGAGCTCCTGTCGCCGCGAGTACGACATGACGTGGGAATTCTGGATCTGATCGGACATGATTCATCCTCGATGCGGGTGAACAACAAGAGACTGGTTGTCTCGGGTTGGCCGCTCGAGGCGGGGCCGAGTGACGCTAGGTCGCTGGGCCTCTTCGACTTTGGCGCCGGGGCCTGCTGGGCTTGGCCGACGCTTCCGATCGCTGCGAGGGTTGGCAGCTTGACCCCTTCAGGAAAGCATGAAGACGTCCAGAACGCAACGGCCCCGCCGTGGGCGATCACGACGGGGCCGTCTCGTACAGAGGAGGATTGCGATGGAGCCCCGATCCTACATCTGGCCGCCGGGGTACGCAATGGCGTACAGCGTGTCGAGCCGCTTCTTCACGTCGGCCGACGCCTCGCCGCGGGCCCATGCGCTCACGATCTGCGGGTTCGAATCCTCGAAGTCCTTGATCTCGCGCTGGGCCTGCTCCGGGGTCATGCCGAACGGCTCGACTCCGCCACCCTCGCCGCCGGGCGGCTCGCCGCCCCTGTGCTCCGCCCGGAGCTCGCCGACCGCCTTCAGCATCGAGAGCACCTTGTAGGTGCCGATCTCGCGCTCAAGCGCGTCGAGGTGCTTCTCGCCCTCTTCGGTGCTGAAGTCGAACCCGAGCATCTGAGCGCCGGCGGTCGCCTTCAGGAAGTTGGCCTGCGCCCCTCCGTTGGCCTCCCATTCCGCCTTCAGCTTCTCCATGTCGGCCTTCTGGGCCTGCCCGAACTCGAGGTTCCGCTGCTCGCTGATCGATGCCTGCCAGCCGTTGAGCTCCTTCGCCATCCGGTCGGCCTGCGCCTGCGAGAGCCCGGCCTCGAACGCCGCGGCGCGGATCTTCTCCGACACGTCCTGATCGCCGAGCTTGACCTCGGGGAGCTCGTACTTGTCGGGCGCACCGGGCCGGCCGAGCTTCGCGAACACGCCGTCCTGCCCGTGCCACGCTTCCTTGTCGTCCACCGGAGCCAGCTTGACGAGCTGCGATGCCGGGACGCCCCGGAGCTTCTCGAGCTCCATGTGGGATCGGAACGCTTCCTCGGGGCCCGACCACCCCTTCTTCGTCACCCACGCCTTGATGTCGGCGTCCTCGTAGGTCTTCGCCCACTCCGGCGCTTCTCCGCCTGTGCCTCCGACTCCCGCGCCCTCGCTGCCGCCGAGCTCCTTGCCGAGCTGCCCCAGGCCGCTCCCGGCCGGACCGCCGCTACCCGCTCCGCCGCCGGCATCGTCGGCCGCCGTCATGTAGATGCCCCTGAGTCTCACTCTCCAACCCCCGATTTCTCGAATCCGAAGACGCTCTCAGCTTCCGCGCCCTTCGCGCCGAGCTCGATCGCCTCGATGATCCGGTAGTAGACCTCTCGCTTCGCGTCTCTCACGAGCGACTGCACCACGCGGTCGACGCCCGACTCCTTCGGCTTGCTCCGCATCTCGCAGAACGTGACGATGCCTTCCATGACGCGCTTCGCGTCTTCCTTCGTTCCGGTGCCTGAGAAGATCCGGTGGAACGCAGCGAGGTTCGCCTTCCGCTCGCGCTCCGCCTCGTCAGGCTGCAAGCCGCTCTTCCTCGAGCATCTTGCCCACGTCGACGCCGGCCGAGCTCAGATCCTTGGCCGCCCGCGCGAGGCCGGGCGTGTTCGCCACCTGCTCCGCGTTGGCCGACTGCTGCTGCGCCGCGGCGATGGCTTCCATGAACGCGCGCTTGTCGCGGATCAGGTACTCCGGCATCCCCCGCGCCCGGCCGACGAACTCGATCGCCCCCACGTAGTCGATCTTGTAGACCACGGTGGGATCGTCTTCGCGCATGGCGCGGGCGTCGGCGATCGTCGCCATGACGGCCTGCACCTCTTCCTCGCGCTGCAGTCGGGTGGCCTGCGAGGCGTACTCGATCTCGTACTCGCCCTTCGCCTCGGCGAGCTGCTGCGGCATCTGCGGGAGCCGGCCCTGCTGCGAGAGCACGTCGATCTCGCGCTCGACGATCCGGCCGAGCGACTCGCCCTGCTGGCGCCCGACGACGGGCGCGATCAGCATCCCCTTCTCCTGCGCGCGGATCAGGGCCTCGGTGGCCGTCATCTCCGGCGTGTCGACGAGAATCTGAAAGAGGGTGATGAAGCACGCATCGTGGATGATGTCGCGCTTTCGGGCCTTCGCGTCCTCGGAGCCGGCGTAGTTGAACCCGCT